TTCTTGGGGTAAAAGATTAGGCATGGGCAAGATAGACTTCCATGACTTCTCAGGATTTAGTAATGAGATGTTGACTTATTGCAAACGAGATGTTGACTTAACACATAAAGTTTATAATCATTTAAGACTTGAAGGTAAAAAGTTTTCACTTGAGTCCTTAAGATTAGAGCATGACATTAGAGCAATTATTACTAGACAAGAGAAGAATGGATTTTATTTAGACCAACAGAAAGCTACAAGTTTACATGCACAGTTAACAGATAAAGCTGAACAACTAGAAAATAAAGTGCATGAAACTTTCCCTCCCTTAAAAAGAGAGGAAGAGTTTACACCAAAGGTAAATAACAAAAGTCGTGGGTATGTTAAGGGTGAACCCTTTATCAAAGTAACTTATGAGAATTTTAATCTTGCATCTCGTAAGCAGATAGCTGAAAGACTTATGATGTTAGGTTGGAAACCTAAAAAGTTTACTGATAAGAACTCTCCTATTGTAGACGAGAGTGTGCTATCTAAGATTGAAGATGTACCTGAAGCTAAACTAATAGCAGAGTATTTGTTATTAAAGAAAAGAACTTCACAAATATCTTCGTGGATAGATGAAGTTAATCCAAAGACAAATAAAGTACATGGTCGTGTATTAACATTGAGATGTGTGTCAGGTCGTATGAGTCATACTAAACCTAACATGGCTCAGATACCTGCAGTGTACTCACCTTATGGTAATGAGTGTAGGTCTTGTTGGACTACTGACAAGCCTGATACTCATGTTATCTTTGGTACTGATGCAAGTGGATTAGAACTTAGATTACTTGCACACTTTATTGATACACCCTCATACACACATGAGATATTAAATGGAGATATACATACAAGAAACATGAACATGGCAGGACTTACCAACAGAGACCAAGCAAAGACTTTTATCTATGCATTTTTGTATGGAGCAGGAGCAATGAAGGTTTCATCTATCGTAGGTTCTAAAGATGCTAGTGTAGGTAAGAAACTTATAAACAAATTTTTATCTGAGCTACCTAAACTTAAATCATTTCGTGCTCAAGTAGAACAAGCAGGTGCCTCTGGCAGAGTCTTAGGACTAGATGGTAGATTGTTTCCTGTTAGGTCTGCACATAAAGCAGTGAACACTGTTATACAAGGAGCAGGTGCTATTGCATGTAAGGTATGGTTAAGAAATATGATAAGACATATTTATCAAAAAGGTTTGGATGTTAATCTTGTTGCTTCAATACATGATGAGTATCAGTTTGAAGTTAATAAGAATGACGTACAAAAAATGGGAGAGGTTGTGAAACTGTCAATCAATGAGACAACTGAACAACTTAATCTTAAATGTCCACTTGATGCTGAGTTTAAGATAGGCAGTAACTGGGCAGAGACACACTAATAAATAATTATTTTTATTAGGTGTTGACAATGTATTAGGACATAAGTTATAATACATAATTAAAGATAGTCGTAGTTAATACGACATAATAACAACTAACAAGGAGAATATATGACTGTTATAAATGGTAAAGCCTACTGGGCATCTGTAGTATCACCTAACACTACGTTTGATTCTGATGGTGTCTATACTTTAGACTTATCTCTTGATTCTAAGAACAAAAAGATTGCTGAATCAGATGGTCTTAAGGTTAAAAACAAAGGAGATGAGAAAGGAGACTTTGTTACTATCAAAAGAAAAGCTAAAAGAAAAGATGGTAGCCTTAACAAAGCACCTGATGTCATTGACAATATGAAGAGACCTCTTGAAGGAACTCTAATTGGTAATGGTTCTGCTGTAAATGTTTTATATAAAACATATGAGTGGGTACATAAACCAACAGGTAATACTGGAGTGAGTGCAGACTTACAAGCAGTACAAGTTGTGGACTTAGTTCCTTATGCAGGAGACGAATCAGCTTCAGCATTTGAGGAAATTCCAGATGGAAGTGTAGTAACTTCATCTACAACTTCTAAGCAGGAGTTCGCTGAGATACCTGTTTAACTTTATTAATCTTTAAATACATAGGGGTGTAGCTAATAACTCACCCCTATTTTTTTCTATGAAACAGATTGAAACTTTAGTACAAGATATGTATGACAGTATATCTAATGGAGTCCAGCCTAAGAAGGAAGACATAGATTTAATGTGTGAGAATGTAGGTAAAGCTATACATATGTTATTTAATACAAGGTCAGAAAATAATAACTTAAGAATGTCACAGATAGGAAAGCCTGACAGACAAGTTTGGTATAAATCAAAAGATGTTCAGAAAGAAAACCTACCTGCTTGGGTAAAGATAAAGTTTACATATGGGCATATCCTTGAGGAACTTTTATTATTACTTGCTAAAACTGCAGGACATGAAGTTAAGAATGAACAATTAGAAGTAGATATTGAGGGTATCAAAGGACACCAAGATTGTGAGATAGATGGTGTTGTTACAGACTGTAAGTCTGCAAGTGCTTACTCATTTAAAAAATTTTTAAATCGTTCATTAATAAATGATGACCCCTTTGGTTATATTGCACAGCTATCAGGTTACGTTGAAGCACAAGGCAAAGATAAGGGAGCATTCTTAGCTATTGATAAACAAAGTGGTAGACTTGCACTGATGCAGGTCCATAATATGGAGATGATAAATGCAAAAGATAGGGTCGTACATCTTAAAGATGTTGTCGCAGATGATAAAATACCTAGCAAATGTTATGATGATATTCCTGATGGTATGTCTGGCAACAGGAAACTTGCTGTTAGCTGTTCCTACTGTGATTATAAAATTGATTGTTGGTCAGATGCTAACAATGGGACAGGTCTTAGAAAATTTATCTATGCGAATGGACCAAGATACTTAACAACAGTATCAAAAGTTCCTGATGTAAAAGAGGTTGAATTAGATGATGTGGGTTAGTGTATTTGAATTACTCGCTGCGATTAGTGCAGTAGTTACTGTATGGGTGTATGGTAATAAAGATAACTATGCACCTTTATATGGGATGGTTTCAAATATAATATGGATTACATGGTCAGTAATGTCTAACAGTTTATTTATGCTAATCATGTGTATTGTCTTTACAGGTTTACACATTAGAAATTATTTTAACATGAGAAAAATTAAATGAAATTTAGAAGTGGTTCAGAAAAAAAGGTTTATGAATTTTTTAAATCAAAAAAAATAAAAGTTAAATATGAACCTGAGAAATTTAAATATGAATGGCATGAACACAAGACTTATTGTCCTGACTTCATGCTACCTAATAATACTTATATAGAAGTTAAAGGTAGACTAACAATTGAAATGAGAAAGAAACATTTATTTTTTAGGAATAGTAATCCTGATATTATAGTTAGGTTTGCATTTGATAATCCTAATAAGAAGTTGAACAAGGGTGGCACAATGACGTATGCAGGGTGGTGTGTTAAGCATGACTTTGACTACTGTAAAATTAGTGATGGCATTCCTAAACAATGGTACAATGGTAAGCAATGAACAATTCTTTCAGACAATTGAAAATTATTTTATCAGTGACACAAGTCCTGAGAGAACTCTATTCTTGGCAGTTATTTTACAAGCATTACTTGATGCTACACAAAAAGATACAAGAGACATTGAGAGTTCAAGATATAAAAGAGAAGCTGTGCTTTGGTTTACAACAAAGTTTGGTGAGGTAAAAAAGAATTTTGATTATGTATGTGGTTGTGCAAACATAGAGCCTTCTTATATGAGAAGGATTGCATTAGAAATACTTAATTCAAAAAGAACTAGCTTTATTCGTGGACATATCAATGCGATATTGACACATAGAGATAGTTATGATAGAATACGTAACTTAAACAATAAACAAAAAGGGGTTAAATAATTATGAATAGTAACACACTTCCAACAGAATACCAAAACTACATTGCAATATCAAGATATGCAAGGTGGTTAGAAAAAGAAAATAGAAGAGAGACTTGGCAAGAAACTGTTGATAGATATGTTTCTTATATGGCTGATAGATATAAACAGATTACTAAAAAAGAAATATCTAAAGATGAATATGACAGATGGTTTAATGCTATACTTATGTTGGATGTGATGCCCTCAATGAGAGCACTAATGACTGCAGGACCTGCACTTGACAAAGATAATATTGCAGGATTTAATTGTTCATATGTAGCTATTGATAATGTAAGAACCTTTGATGAGATAATGTATGTACTTATGTGTGGCACAGGTGTGGGGTTTAGTGTTGAGAGACAGTACACCAGTAAGCTACCTACTATTGAAGAAGAGTTTCATAAGACTGACACAGTTATTAAAGTAAAAGATAGTAAAATTGGTTGGGCAAAATCCTATAGAGAATTAATTGCTATGTTGTATGCAGGACAAATCCCTGAGTTTGATGTGTCATTAGTTAGAAAAGCAGGAGAGAAACTAAAAACATTTGGAGGTAGAGCCAGTGGTCCTAAACCTTTGGTTGACTTATTTAATTTTACTGTTGAAACTTTTAAGATAGCTAAAGGTAGAAAGTTAAACTCTCTTGAGTGTCATGACATTGTATGTAAGATAGCTGACGTTGTTGTCTGTGGAGGTGTAAGACGTTCAGCTTTAATTAGTTTGTCTAATCTATCTGACCTACGTATGAGAGATGCTAAGACTGGACAATGGTGGGATGATAATCCACAAAGAAGTTATTCTAATAACTCTGTTGCATATACTGAGATGCCTGACATAGGTACATTCATGAAAGAATGGGTGTCATTATATGATTCAAAGTCTGGAGAACGTGGTATCTTTAATAGAGTTGCTTCACAAAAAATGGCAACACGTTCAGGTAGAAGAGATGGTGACCATGAGTTTGGCACAAACCCCTGTTCAGAAATAGTATTACGTAATAAACAAACGTGTAACTTAAGTGAAGTTGTAGTTAGACCTTCAGATAAGATTGAAGATTTAAAAAAGAAAGTAGAGATAGCTACTATCTTTGGTACATTACAATCTACTCTTACCAATTTTAGATATGTTACTAAAAAATGGAAAGAGAACACTGAAGAAGAAAGATTATTAGGTGTATCTCTTACTGGTATTATGGACCATAAGATATTATCAGGAGAAATTTTTAATAAACAAGTTCTTAAAGATATGTTAATAGAGTTAAAAGAACATGCTATTAAAGTAAATAAAGAATGGGCAGACAAACTAGGTATCAATCAATCTACTGCTATTACTTGTGTTAAACCTTCAGGAACTGTATCACAACTTGTTGATTCAGCTTCAGGTATACACCCTAGATATTCTTCTTACTATCTTAGAACTGTAAGAGCAGATAAGAAAGACCCTTTATGTGACATGATGTTAGAGAAAGGTTTCTATGGAGAAGATGATGTTATGAAACCTAATGATACTAAAGTATTTTATTTCCCTATGAAAGCTCCACAGCATTCAGTTATGAGAGATACAATGAGTGCATTAGAACAGTTAGAAGTATGGAAGGTATACCAATTAAATTGGTGTGAACATAAACCTTCTATTACTGTATATGTAAAAGAAAATGAATGGTTAAAGGTAGGTGCATGGGTGTATGAAAACTTTGAAATATGTAGTGGAGTTTCTTTCTTACCTCACTCTGAACATAGCTATCAACAAGCACCTTATCAAGAAGTAGATGAGAAGACTTACAAAGAGTGGTTAGCTAAGACACCTAAGAATATTAACTGGATGGACTTAGTAAATTATGAAACTGAAGATACAACAACCTCTTCAAAAGAACTTGCTTGTACTGCAGGTGCTTGTGAAATAGTTTAAAGAGGTTGACTTTATTTTAGGAAAGGAGTATAATACTATTATGTTAATCAGAAGTAGACAAACAGCTCATGAGTATGAGTGGTTAAGACCTTTAGAATTAAATAAAACTAACTTTTGTTTTATAGGTTATGACCATAGAGAAGACATTGCATATAGAGTTTGTGAACATTCTTTATTAAGAAGAAGTTCACGACCCCTAACTGTAATTGATTTAAATTATAAAGCATTAAGAGGTGCAGAATTATTCTCAAGAGAATGGACTGAAGACTCAGAAGGACAAAGAATGGATGTCATAGATGACAAGCCTTTCTCAACTGAGTTTAGTCATACTCGTTTCTTAGCACCTGAAATTGCTAGAGTAAATGATATAACTAAAGGTTGGATATTATTTTGTGACTGTGACTTTTTATTTTTAGAAGATGTAGATAAGTTATTTAAATTTGTTGAGACTACATATCCTAATCATGCTGCTGCTTGTGTTAAGTTTGATTGGCAACCTAAAGAATCTGAAAAGATGGATGGACAAAAACAGTTAGCATATGAAAAGAAACTATGGTCTTCTCTTATGTTAATTAATATGGGACATAAAGATACTAAAAAACTAACAACTGAATATGTTAATACAGCTAAAGGTTTAGACTTACATCAATTTAAATGGACAACTGATGACCAGATAGGAGCCATTCCTTCTTGTTGGAATTATATACCAGATATAACTCCTATGTCTGAGTCACCTTCAGCTATACATTATTCATTAGGTGGTCCTTGGTTTGGTGGTAAGTTTGAGAACATGCAATTTGCACAAGACTGGCATGATGAAAGATTATTATATCAAACAACTATTCCTGGAAACATAGGAGATTGGGTAAGGTTAATGAGATGAGTAAAGACAATATAAATATTGTAACTTCTTTTAGTAAGAAAGGTTGGGCAACATATGGTAAACTTATGGTTGATTCTTGTGTTAAGTATTTATCAGATGACTTACATCTTACAGTTTTCTATCACGACTTTGATGAAGAAACAATTAAAGAGTTTCCTAAAACTAATAAGATAACTTTTGAAAATTTAAATAGATGTACTGATATGATTCAGTATAGACAAGAGATGGTAAGGCATGATGGCACACAAGGTGGCAAGATGCCCTACAATTGGAGATTAGATGCCATTAAATGGTGTCACAAAGTGTATGCCTTAACTGACTTCTCCTTCAAGTTGGTTAAAGAAGGTGTGCAAGTAGGTTGGGTAGTATGGTTAGATGCTGACGTTATCCTGAAGAAACCTTTATCTAAGAAGGACTTGTTTAGAATTATTCCCCTTGGTTCTGAGCTTGTCCATCTTGGTAGGAAAGATGTTGATTATAGTGAGACATCCTTCATGGCTTTTAATTTAAATACTACCCCACCTTTTGATTTACTAGCAGACATGAGAGGAATATATAATAGTCATGAAGTTCTAGCTTATAGAGAATGGCATGATGGTTTTATATTTGAAAGATTATTTAATATTTATGGAGCACATGGGTTAAAGAAGCATAGCTTAACACCAGAAGTAAATGGGTTAGATGCTTTTAATAACTCTCCTCTTACAGAATACTTAGAACATTATAAAGGCAATAGAAAACAGGAGCTATCAAATGAAACTACCCCTGATGTTACTGGTCCAAAGCGATACCAACAAATTGCTACAATTATCAGACACTATAAATTTTCAAGATTTCTTGAAACAGGTACATGGAATGGTGGTCGTGCAATTGAAATGGCATTGGCAGCTTTTGACAATGTAGATAAAGTACATTACAAAGGCTATGATTTATTTGAAGATGCAGATGAGTTTACTGACAAGACTGAAATGAATACCAAGCCACATAATCTTTACAAAGCAGTAGAGAAAAGACTAAATGATTTTAAAGAACATGTTAAGAAAAACTTTAAAAAAGAATTTACTTTTGAATTAGTTAAAGGTAATACCAAAGAAACTTTAACTGAACAAAAAGATTTTGACTTAGCTTACTTAGATGGTGGGCATAGTGAAGATACAGTACAACATGATTACAATATGACTAAGACATTTCCTATTGTAATCTTTGATGACTTCTTTACTAAAGATGTAGATGGAAAAGAAGTTGTTGAAGAACATCAAGGAACTAATAAAGTATTTAATGCCTTAGATAATAAGCTAAGAAGAAAAGTCTTACCTTCTCAAGACCCTGTTATGGGTGGAGGTATCACTCATCTAGGTGTTGTTATACATGATAACAAACTAGACGAACTACCATCAGTTCTAAAAGAAGTACCTATTATAGTTAAACCTAAAGACTGTATGCCAGTAGATGACATCAGGAAAAACATTAAAGAAAATGTTAAGGCTATGAACTCATGGTTAGAAAAATGCAAACCTAATGGAGAGACATTAAATATTGTTTCAGGTGGTCCTTCTTTTCTAAAGCATATAGACTATTTAAAAGAAACTAAAGATAAAATAATATGTGTTAAACATTCCCTTCCTATGTTATTAGAACAGGGGATTATACCTTGGGGTTGTAACATACTTGACCCTAGACCTATTGAAGGAACAAGTACACATGGTATTGTACGTAAAGATTTATTTAAAGTTGTACCAAAAGAAACTAATTTCTTTGTATCATCTATGACAGATATATCTGTAATACAATTATTAAAAAAATCTAATGCAACTATAGTAGGTTGGAATGCTTACTCAGATGCTATTGTTGAAAAAGAAAAAGATGGTAAGGTTGTCATCCCTAAAGAACTAGGCATACCACAGAATGCTACACTACTTACAGGTGGCACATGTGCAGCTATGAGAGCCATTAGTGTAGGACATACATTAGGTTTTAGAAACTTTAATCTATTTGGATTTGATTGCTCAGTGCCTGAACCAAAAGACAAGACTGAAGTAGATGGTACAGGTAAACAAAAGTATCTACATGTAGTTACTAATGGTAAAAAGTTTTGGACTACTGGTGAACTATTGGCTATGGCACAAGACGTAGAAAAATTATTACAAAGAACAGATGTAGATATGTACATGGAATTTTATGGAGAAGATACATTAGTTTCTGAGTTATGGAAATTACAACAACCACAAAGGCTACCTGATTATGGCACTACACTCAGCAGTAATACTTAAAGATTTCTTAGATGAAAGAGGTTGTAAAACCATTCATCAAAGTGTTCTTAACTTAGAAGAGTCTTGGACTCATTACAATAATCGTCTGTCATTAGGTTCAGGTAGAGAACTTATAGATAGTAATGGAGCTTATGAAGATAGGTGCTTAAAAAATAATCCTATTGTCTTTGAAAAGTTTCCTTCTTTATTATATAAGATACAGAAAGCATTGACTATGTTATATGTAGACAAGCCTGAGTTTAATAATACAACTTCAACTCCAGGGTTTGAAATCATAGACGAAGATGGAACTTATTATAATTTAGGATTAAATGCACAGTTTTATTTTACTGTACCTATACATGTAGGTAACTCTCATTGTGGTTTATTTTATATTAATAAAATAAATAATAAAAAAGAATATTTTCCTCTTCACGAAGGTTACTTTTATTTTCATACCAAACCTCTACATAAAAGGTACGAAAAGTTATCCCCAGAAAATACTTTAATATGCTTAGAAGGCAAGGGAGCTGTGGATAAAAATAATAAAATAACTCTTTTCTTTTAAACTATTTTGTGTTATTATACACACTATAAGGAGTACAAATATGTTTTTAAATTTACTAGCACCTATACTAGGCAAGGTTCTTGATAGAGTAATACCTGACAAAGCTGGACAACAAAAGGCTATGCAGGAATTAAACAAGGCACTTGTGACACACTCAGCAGATATTGAAAAAGCTGCTGCCTCTGTTGTCATTGCTGAAGCTAAAGGTGAGGGTTGGTTACAACGTAATTGGAGACCTTTAACAATGTTATCTTTTTTAGGATTGCTATTCTTATATTGGTTTGGGGTTCACCCTGAAAACTTATCTGACCAAGTGGTAATGAAACTGTTTGATTTACTACAGATTGGTATAGGTGGTTACATTATAAGTAGAGGTGCTGAGAAAGGTATTAAAACTTGGAAGGAAAAATAATATGAGTACATGGACACAACCAACTATCGCAGAAATATCTGTAGGTTTAGAAATTAATTCTTATGCTTGTGCTGAAAAGTAAATAGTATAAAACAAACTAAAAAAAAACCCCTAGCTATTAAGTTAACTAGGGGTTTTTTTATGTAAGCCTATATCACAGTTGGCTACTTATTCTTATCCTTATAATCTTTTACTGCTGCTTTGATTGCATCTTCAGCAAGAACAGAACAATGAATCTTAACTGGAGGTAAGGCTAGATGCTTTGCTATCTCAGTGTTCTTTATCTTATTAGCTTCATCTATGTTCTTTCCCTTAACCCATTCAGTTATTAGTGAGCTTGAAGCTATCGCTGACCCACATCCAAATGTTTTAAACTTAGCATCTTGAATAACACCTTCATCACCTACCTTAATTTGTAGTTTCATTACATCACCACAGGCAGGAGCACCTACTAATCCAGTGCCTACCTCTGCAGAATCTTTATCCATTGAGCCTACATTTCTAGGCTTTTCATAATGGTCTAATAGTTCTTTACTATATGTCATACTCCAAAACTTTCTCCACATCCACAACTACTTGTTGCATTAGGATTTTGTAGTTCTAAAAAGCTACCAAATATTTGTTGTTTATATTCAATAGTCATGCCTGTTAAGTATAATAAGCTAGACCTATCAAGCAATAAAGTAAACCCATCAAAGTCAACATGCTCATCAGAGTCCTGTATTATATCATCAAATGACCAATCATATTTAAATCCAGCACAGCCACCACCCTTAACTTCAAGACGAACATATTTTTTATTGTTGTCGCTAGTTAATTTATTTAAATGGTCTTTAGCTGCCTGTGTTAAATTAATTAAGTTCATATTAGATTTGTTAAATTAAAATATTGTAAAACATCAATCACTATCTCAAAACAATGTAGACATATTTCAATGACTAAAAGAACTAATGCTATATTAATTTTATCCATGTGTAAATCATACCTAATGCTGCACCCATTATGAACACAGCCTTAATAGCTCCTGAACCTCTAGCTATGTCTGCTCTTAAGTCAGAGATAAGCTGAGTCTGTTTATTAATTAATTCAAAAGCTACCTCAAGTTTGTTGGCAACCTCTTTGTGTTGCTCCTCATTCCTAGCTTCTAAGGCAGCTAATCTAGCTTCTAAGTTTTCCTTCATATATTTAAGTCCATATCCTTTATAAATTCTTCATAGCTTTTAAAATCATCATCTTCTCCTAATATCATTTTTATTGCTGCATCTCTTGCATCTTTATTGGCAGATAGAATTGGATTAATAGTTAATACTTCTCTAACTAAAGGTTTAGCATTAGGGTCATCTTTTAAAACATTACTTACACCTTTAAATAAAGCATCTGCTTTTGAACCTATAGGACCTAGTAGTAATGATACAAGTGGACTTTGACCATAACGTGCAGCATCTAATGCATGTTTAAATGCAGTACCACCACCTGCTATATTTGTACCAGCTATAACATCAAACACATAGTTCTGTCCATTGTCTGTTCTTTTTTTTATTAAAGCTTTTAAATCTTTTATTTCATCATCAGTTCCTGAACTTCTAAACATTTCTTTTAATAAGTCAGTATACATAGATACTAATATAATCATAGACATAGCAACACCATTTTTAAGTAAAGCATTTGCTCTTTCAGTAGGTCGCACATTTGTACCTATTAATTTTTTTAATAATTGAAAACCTACTGTGTTACCAAAAACAAAAGCAAAACTTTTTAATTGTGAAGTAGCTGCTAATACAGGACTAGACATCCATAAAGGTCTATTAGTAGGGTTAGGTGTCATAATTATTTTATCTACAAAACGAGTAGCTGCAGCTTTAATAATATTATTTTCTCTAAATGTATCTTCAAAAGGCTTACCAGTTATATCATCTACTAATTTAAAGATATCTGGAATACCTACTTGTTGATATTTTCTTTGCAACTCTAAACCTTTAACAGTACCTTTTAAATTACCATTAACAATACTACTTGTATCTTTTTTTAACTCTGATTTAAAACCATTGAAAGCCATCTGACGTGACAACTGTGTAACTTGAGTTAACATAGTAGCTTTAAAGAAAGCATTTGTAGACCTTCTAGGTAACTCTATAGCAGAAGAAGAAACCATTCTTTCTGTTAATGAACCATCTAGTCCATACATAATTTCTTGAAAGGCTTTCTCTGTATTGGATTTTTTTATACGTGGAAAAAATAATCTTGCAGTTCTAAGAAAAGCATTAACAGGTAATTTTAAAGCAGACACTAAAGCTGCTCCTGGTCTAAGAGAACCTAATAAAATTAAAGGTTCACTTAATGCAGTTAAAGCTGCAAAAGGTAAAGTATAAAAGTAAGCTGTTGATAGTGCAAAATTATAAGCTCCTTTTGCAAAACCTTTAGGAACTTGAGTACCATATTTACCTTGTATTGCTTGAAGTGTATTACCTATTGTATTAAATTCTTTATCATTTAATAAACCTTTGCTCATTAAATCTCTTGCATTAGTTTCTATATTTTTAAAACTCTTTTCAAATTGAATATCTTTAGCTGCTCTTGATAAATAACTAGGAAGTATTTCAAGTATATTAGTATCAACTAATCCTTCACTCTGTAATTCATTTATCATTTCTTGTGGAAGTTTTCTACGTTTCTCTAAATTAACATTAGCTGTTCTATCAGGAATATCTTTTTTTATTTTCCCCTTCATCTTTGTTAAATAATAACCACCTTCATCATTTATACTTTCAACAATACCTTCAATTTGATTATCATCTTTAATATATTTTCTAGCTATCTCTTTAAATTTTTCTTGGTTCTTTTTACTTTCAAGTAAATAACGAGCAGGAACATAATTTGGTAAATAGTTTACATCTATACCTACATCTCTTGCATCACCATATACTTCTCTTAATACTTTTCTTATAACAGTATCTGCTTCATCAATTTTTTTTGCTAACTTTGTATTACCTAATTTTGTAAAAATATAACCTTTGTTATTTTGTAAAGATACCATTAAAAGTTCTTGATTTTTTAAAGCAATTGTAGGACTTTCTTTAATAAAACCTAAAGACAATGCAGAACTTATATCTCTAACACCTGTTCTTGCTGGAGGTTGTAATGTTCTTACAGCTTCTATAATAGGAGATAAATATTTACCTGTTAGTGCTTGTGCTTCAGGATAAAATGTTTCAAAATAATTATAAATTCTAAAAACTTGTGTATCACCTTTTTCTCTATAATTTTGAATTGCTCTTTGACGTAAAGGAGAAGTTGCTCTTCCAAATAATTTTTGTAGAATACTTCCTTGATAAAGATTAGAAATAAAATTAGGCTTACCCCCTCCTAACATCTCAGGAGAAACTAAAAGTTCACCTTTATTTTGACCTTTTGATTTAGCTAGATTTAATATATCTCTTTGTTTATTTATTTCATCTTGTAAACGTGCTCTTACTTTACCTGCTCTTGTTGAGTACGTTGTATCTTGTTGAGTTTGTTTTCTTACGTTATTAATTTCTTCATCTATATTTTTTATCTCAATTCTTTTTTGCTTTGCTTCATTAACTAATGCATTTTGTCTAGCTTGTTTATATTCATCAAGTAAAGTTTTTCTTTTAGTTTTTAAATCAACTAACTTTACTCCTGTCTGTTCAATAAAATCTACACTACCTACTTTTTTATTAGCTTCATCAGCTTTCTTATCTAATAATTTAATTCGCTGTTCAAGTCTTTCTATTGATGAAGTTGTTCTTCTAATCGTACCTAAGTTTGCAATGTCTTCTTCTTTTATTTTTTCAGCTATTTGAATAAATTCATCAGATTCTTTTTTGTTTTCAATTAAGGCATCTGTTTCAAGTTTAGACATAGTGCCTGTAACAGGACTAATTGCAGCACCACCTACTGCACCTACTGCAGCATCATTAATAACACGTCTACTTAATTCTTTTGTATCTGTGGGAATACCTGCTATTTGATTAGAAATTATTTCAGTGTTAGCTGCAACAGCAGCCTCAGTTGCTGCACCTGTTGCACCAACTTTTACAACATCTTTACCAATAGCTTTAGATAATTTTGTTTTACTTAGTTCTGATATTTTTTGAGCAGCATCAACAGGACTAAATATTTTACGATATAATAAAGCACCAAAGTTAGAATCAATTAATCCATTAGCAATTCCACCTAGTATAGATTTTTCTGCAGCTTCTTCAGGACTTGCTCCTTTATTTACTGCTGATTTAAATATTTCACCAATAGAGGTGCCAATAAAAGGTAAGGCAGCAAAGGCTGTTGATAGTATTCTACCTGGAACAGAAGCTCCAAAAAATAATTTACCTACAAATTTAATAGGAGCAGCCATAGAAAGTTGAGTACCTACAGAACCTGCCATTGTACCTACTGCAGTTTTTCCAAACTCTGCTGCATCTCCTACATTTTTTATTTTTAAAACATCAGTATTAATTGTAGGTGTGCCTAAAGATTCTAGTTGAGCTTGTGCTTTACTTGAATTTTTTTTACCTATCTTTTGTAAGTAGTTAGTAAAATCAGTTTCTTTTCCTGACTTAGTTTCAATAGCAGTACCCACTGCATCAAACCCATCAAACAATGCTTTCTTAGTTCCTACTGCTGCTCGTTCAACTGCTGAACCAAAAGAGTTTACCCTTTCTTCTTTAGCTTTTTTTAATTTTTCTAAATACTCAGGATTTCTACTTAACTCAAAATTAATTAAATCTGTTAAATTTTGTGCCATGATACATTATTTTAATTGAAAACAGACTTCATTGCAGATGATATCTTAGTTAACAAACCTACATCAGGAGTTATACCAGAACTACTTATTTCATCAGCGATTGCTTGCTGCATTGCATCATGAGAACCCATCTTGTTTTGGACCATTAATTGTTGTGCTCTTAAACCAATACGTGTCTCATAACCTGATAAATCAAATTTCTGTCCACCTGCAAGTTTAATTTCAGAAGGAACAAATTGTGTTAACTCTAATGCAGTCATAGTATCAAGGTCCTTCCTTCCAATAGCCCCTATCATTGCTTGTTTATATTCTGTGTTTATAGCAGAGTCAGCTTCAGCTATATCAAGAGTTCTCTTAGTCTTATCTTCTTCCATAGACAATGCTGCAACTTGTAACTCTCTATCAAATTGTTTAGCTTTTCTTGCTGCATTTTCTTTTTCCATTTCACTTAAGTTTTTAGTTAATGACATAGCTGCATCACTAATTCTTTCACCACCCATAATTCTAAAACCCATCTCAGCTATAGCATAACCTCTTCGTTTTTCATAATCAGATTTACTTTCTTTATCTTGTTGTTTTATAAAATCAGTAAACTTATCAGCTACACTCATAGCTTCTGCAGTCTTTGGTTCATTTAATAATTTTTTATTTTCTTCTTGCAATAATTTTGAATTAGGGTCTTCAGGATTTACAGGAAACTTTTCTTCTATCAAATCTTCAGCACCTTTTGTTTCATTATCACCAAGAACAGATGTTGTTTTTGTTTCATCTGGTTTTGTTCCATCTGTTTTTGTTTTAGCTGTTTCTGTTACTTGAGGCTTAACTTTTTGTTCTGCACTTTCTCCTGTTCCTAATATTTCATTTTCTAACATAGGTATTAAATCTTCATAGCTATTTATATTACTATTATATCTTGTAGCTAATGTATTTGCTTCTTGTATTTTTCTATCTCTTAATTTAATTAATTGCTTTCTTGCTTCTGGATTTTCAGCACTGGCAATTTGTTGATTAGTAATATCTACATCTCTTTTTGTTGATTTAAGAGTTTCTATTAATCCTTCTTTTTGTAAGAAAGAACCTGGCTGTTGTTTTGCTATTCTTGTTTCTATGTCCTTATATATTCTTTTACCTTTATCTACTACACGACCTGCAAAGTCTTTTAATTTACCAGGCTTTTCATTTATATTTTGAACAAATTGTTTTACTGACTCTTTATATTCTTCTTGACCACCAGGTTTAAAAGATGAAGTTCCAACATCTACTGCATCACCTAGTATATTACCAATTCCTTTTATAGGGTTTGCAATATATTTATTAACAACATCACCTGCTCTATCTGTAAAGTTTTCAAAACCTTCTGAAATAGCTGAGGGTTCATCACTTTTACTTTGAAATAAAGTATTAGGTATAACGTTACTTGTACTTACCTCTTCTCCAGTAACTAAGTTTTTAGATATAATTTTTCCTGTATCTTTATTAACATAATGAGAAGGTTTACCATCTGGTCCATAAACAAGTTTTGCTTTTCTACGTAAGTTTTCTGAAGATAAATTATAATCTACATCACCATAACTAAAAGGTTTTGGTCCAGGTTCATAACCAAATTGAGTACCAACATTTTTAATAATGTCCATTAAACCAGAAGAACCTTCTGACATTTTAACAACACCACCATTAGCAGCTTGTATTGTATTTAATCCTTTATTATTACTAGCATACTCCATCATCTTTTCTGCTGCAAGTTCAGCAAGGTCTTTATTACTTTCTCTTTCTTCGTTTTCTTCAGGGGAAGCTATCAGTGCATATAAGGCTTTAAGAGCCTTATTATCTTTTTTAGATATTTTTTTACCACCTTTTTTCTTTATAACACCTTTACCCATTAATATATCTTTTTGAGTTACTTTACCATCACCACTTAAATCAGGAAAAGTTGAACCACCTTCTGCAAATAATTTAGGAATAGCTCCTGCCATACCAAGTCCTGCTGTTGCAGCAGCACCACCTATAAGTTGTTGACTTAAAGAAGGAGTAGGTAATAATGATTGTTGTGTTTGAGTTGTTGTGGGTGAAATAGGAAAACCACGTATGATAGATTGATACTGTTGCAAACTTGCTTCAGGATATGTTTGCTCTTCTCTAAATTGTTGAAAGCCTAAGTCTAATGCTTTCTGTGTTTGCTGTCTTTGTTGCTCACCAACACCTGCTAATGCTCCTAGTTCTTTCATAGCTGAACCTTGTTGAGTAGAAGTTAGTCCTGCAAATTGTTGACCACCTGCAAGTTGCCTTGCTTTTTGTGCTTCAAAGGCTCTTTGTGATTCTTGAAAAGCAGCTTGTTGACCTCTAGTTTGTATATCACCTAGCTGTTGTTGTAAGTTTCTATTAGCTTCAGCTTCTAATATAGCTTGTCTTGAACCACCAAATGAACCCTGTGCACCTATAGCTTCTGCAGCTATTTTTTGTTGCATAGGTTCAGCAGCACGTTGTGCTTCTCTCTTTTCTATATCAACTACATTTTGCATATAAGGTGACATGCCACTTGAAATGTCTGAAGCTGTAGCTGCTCCTGTACCTGCAGCAGTTAAGCCTTTAGCTATATCATAACCTGGTTGAGTTGCACCTACTTGACCTCTAATACCTTCTTGAGCAGCTTGTTCTTCAGTTGTAAAAGGTGCAATACGAGGACCAGGGTATACAGGATAACCTACATCTTGCCTAGCTTCCTCTTGTGCTTGTGCTTTAGAAAGTATATCAGTAATATAAGGTCTAAGTTCTGGAGGAAACTCTTCTTTAGTAACTGTTGTTGATGTAGCTGGTGCAGAAGGAGCAGACCCACCACCTGAACCATACATTTTTAAACCAGTCTTACTATTAATTGTACCTGAACCACCAACTGATTTTAATAATTTTGCTTCATATGAATTAATATGTGCAAGTTCAGTATCACCATCTTCACCCTGTGCTGCAATATCACAAGCAAGAGTTTCTAATAACCAAACTTTATATTTAATTGGTAATAGTTTTTGTACTATAAAACTAGAAATACGTTTCAAAACAGACATAACTTTCCTTATATTTAACATGTTTACTAAAAATTTTTCTCCATCCAGGTCTACCCATGACTTCAACACCAGAGCATCCTTGTTCTTTTGCAGACTGCATAATGGTTTTTATACCCATACCTGCCCACTTATTCATATTCTTACCACCACAGAGTACAACAGTCATCATAGTCTTAGCAGGATAGATTGCTTTTTGTGTGACAATAACTGCTTCAATATCTTTTACTGATTTAAACACAATAAACAATTGCATTATACCAGTCTTTAAAAGATATTTAGTAGTGGCTACTGTGTGCCTACCACCTGAATAACTTACTGCTTTTTTAATTAATGGTTCAATTTGTTTCCAAAAAATGTCAACCCCTACAGGTTGAACAGGGACTACTTTCATACTAACCTATTTCGTTGATTTGTCTTTCTCTCCCCATTACGTCTTTTCGTACATCAGTTAGAAAACCATCTAACTTATCTGCTCCTGCATTTGATGAGCCATTACCTAAAGCAGCTACTACATCTGCAGGCACAACATACTCATCTCTACTTAACAATGCAGGTTGTTCTCCTTCAATACTAAATGGTATTTCATCTGACATACCATCACCTTGCCCCATAACTCTTCCTTCAAAAGGTTGTTGCATATTCTTACTCATTGCTATTTGTTGTAAGTTAGACATAGGGTTTACCATTGCACCTCCATTAGCAGCTTTAATTATTTCAGCTTCAATATTTATATTACCATCTGTTACATCTGATAAATCTTCCATGCCTTCAGTAATAGAATCTAATGCATCTAACATACCACCTTGTTTAGCCATAAGTGTTGTACTTAATACTCCTGTATTTGCAGGAGAATATTGAGGGTCAGTAAATTGTAAAGGTGGTGCTTGACCTGTTTGAGATTGTAATATTTGACTTGTAGTTAATCCTTGAGGATAATTACGATTCATTGAAAACTTTTTAGAACCATAACCTGAGTCTCTTACTTCTGTCTTCATATCACCACTAAGTGCTTCAGGTGTTTTTGCAGTTAATCCTCTAGTTACATCTGCAGTTATGCCTGAAGCTAATCCTCTTATTGCAGTCTCAGGTGTTGCTAAATTTTTCATAAATTGTTGACCTAAACTTCTTGTGCTCATACCTCTAAAAGTTTCTAAAGGTCCTTTTGCTGCAGCTTCTCCAAATAAAGAACCAACTCTTTCACCTACAGGAACATTTGTAATTCCTTTTATACCTTCTCCTACTGTAAAACCAGGAATATTTGCACCAGCAACACGACTACCTATATCTACTCCTGGGAATGCTTTAGAGGGGTTATTTAATACAGTTGTAAAAGGATTTGCACCTTTACCTGCTTCTGTTAATCCTTGTTGAAGTGCTTTTTGACCAGAACTACCTGCACCTTTTGTTAAACCAGCAGTAAAACTACCAGCATCTGGAACTTTAGCTGCAGTGCCAAACATACTACCCATTATTTTAGAACCTACTTTACCCATACCATAACTTAATAATCCTGATGTAAGACCTGCTAAAGGACTACCAGTTTCAACACCAGTTTTAATACCTGTATAAGCAGCAGAGGCATATGGACCAACGACTGGAATTGCAAATAATGCAGCAGGAACTACATAGTCTTTAAAAAATCCACCAATACTAAATGCTTCAAGTAAACCTGTATCAGGATTACGTGTTAATCTACCTAAAGAAGCTAAACCTTTTACTTCAGGTTTAGACATATGAACTAATTCAGTATCACCAAAACGACCTTGCATCTCCATAAGATTAGCTATGCCTGATAAAGGTGGTGACGTTCTTATGTTATCCATTAACCTATATACCTTTTCATTATATCATTTATATTATAACTTGTTTGTGGCTGATTTACAAGGGAATTTATTCCTCCTGCCATAGTTCTTTCATTAATTCCTTGTCTTTGTTGTATAGCCTCTATTATTCTTTGTTGTTTAATATACTCAGGGTCATCTGGAGTTGCATCTCTAGTTATATCTTCTGTATACTTTACATCAGGTAAAGGTTTATAATAACCTGTTGCCTGTGGTAAAGTTGTACCTCCTCCTGCAGGTCCTTTCTCTACATAAACTCCTGAAGGTAAATTTGCAAACCCTGGAGAACCTGGTCCTGTTGATAATGTTTGATTTATACCTTTGGGTAAAGTATCTACCACTCTTGAAGGTCCTGGTTGAGTATGTGGATTTATTTGTAAGGGAGTATACTCATAACCACCTGGTCTTGTTTTATTTAAAGTTTCATTAACTGTTAATTCATTTAATAATTTTTGACGTTCAGCAATTTTATCTTCTAAGTTATTTACTTGTGGAGTTGCATTTAAACCACTACCAGTTCCAGTATATCGTGAAAGAAGTTCTTCAGGAGTAGCCTGATAGTTACCTTTTGTTTGTACTGGTTGAGAATAACTTTCATTAACAACAGGCTGCTCTACCTCTTGTTGAGGTATTCTTTTAACTAAATCTTCATACAACATACGTTGTCCACCAGCACCCATATTATCTCCTAATGAAAGTCTACCCAAGCACTTCCAGTATATCCCTGGAATTTTGAAGTAGCCTCGTTAAATCTAATGTCACCTAATTGTGGATTAGGGACAATGTTAGTATTAGTTACTCTCGCAACTCTAATTGACTCTCTTGCTTGTTGTTCAATAAGCTGAGAAGTTAATTCATTAATTAAAGAATCTGCCCATTGCCTTACAACATCAAATGCAATTCTTTGTTTCTCATCTGTTAACTGACTAAAGGTATCTCTAAGTTCAGGATATATAATTGCTTTTCGTGTAGCCATTATCTCATACCATCTTTACCAATATCTAAACGTATTGTACCATACTGCCATTTAGTCCCAGACGTAGAAGTTCCCACCCTTATCTTCGCTTGTCTTCCCCTTGCCCTCATTGAAACTTTTTCAGTTGTAGCACTAACATCAAAAGGTCCTTTCAATATTGCTTGTGTAGCATTAGGATATTGTTTGGTTGTTAATTGTAAATTAATCTTACCAGAAGTTCCTTCAGTTTCATTTTGTATATTTATATCTGGGACCATCCTGTCAATAAACATTACATCATTACCTTCAGCCATATCAAAATCACTTGACTCTAAGAATGATTCTATTTTACTACCATTAGCAGTATAAATTCCTTCAGGTTCATTATCGTATAAATAAGAAAACGTAGTGCTTGTTTCAACTCCATTAGTAATCGTATTACTAAATGTGCCTTTATCTTCAAAGGTAGTAAAGTGAGTATCTCCATAAACCCAATAGTTTTCATTAGGATTATAAGTTACATACTTATCACATTCAGTTGAACTTGCTGAAGGATATAACCAAGTTACTTCTTTAAATTGTGAATTAACTCCTGCATATATCTTATCAGCTTGGTCAAGATTAATATCATCAAAAACAAATCTTCTTACAGTGCAAGGTAAGTTTTTAACTGTACCATCAAATACATAAAAGTTTGCACTACCCATCCAATAAACTCTACCATCAAAGTCAACTGCTGAATGAGAACCTGCTGCACCACAATTTGTACCTATCTCATTAAAACCAAAAGTAAAGGGTGGTCCAATAAATTGCATAGTATGTGCAGAGTTATCTGTAAGAATAATAATATTATTTCTACTTCTAGCTGCAGTTTTAATTGAATTACCTGAACCTAAAATAACTTCACCTGATGTAGAACTTACTGAAGGTGTCCAGTTATTAAAATCATTTTGATTAGACCATCTAACTAACATAGGATTAAAAGCACCTCCTGCCTGTTCAGTTGTACCTAAACAAATAAGATGTCTATCTTCTTGTGAAACAATTAAACTATTACTTATGCTAGGAGCTGCTGATACTTCTATTGCTCTACTATCTATACCTGTATCTGTTTCCCAATAATAAACTCTACCACCTCTAACTCCTGCAATTAAATCTTCACCCCAGGTATCAAGTTTCCATTGTCTTGATAAAATATTTATATCTGAAGTTGCTCTTGCAGTACCATATGTACTTTGTCCATAGTAACCTGCATTCCAACCTAAACCTACAACTTGTTCACTTGTTCCTGTAGGTAATAAAAAATTAACTGTTACAGTTCCTGCAGCAGCTTGACTAGATGCAGCAGTTGTTGATGTAAGTATTTCAAATGAATTACTATTAACTGAACTTACAGCAAAACTACTACCACTTGTAAAGAATACATTACCACCTATTGTTGCAGCCATTGAAGTAAACTCTACAAAGTCTCCAGTCTCAACTGTATTTGATATAGAACAAATAACTTTCATACTACCTGATGTAGTAGTTAATTTATTAGTAGCAGTAACAGTAGAAACAATTGGAGTAATATCATAATTGACACCACCAAAATAAGTATAGAGTTTAGATTGGGTTGCAAAAGCTGCTCTCTTTAATGTTTCATTATCTTCCCAACTAATTAAATCTCTTGATGTTCCTATAAAAGCATCAGTAACTTTAAAGTTCCAACCTCCTATATTCTCAGGTTTACCTGCTCTAAATCTAACTCTATTGCCATCATACCATTTACCTTGTTCAGCATATTGAGTTGACTCTCTATGAAACCCTGGAGCAAAGTCAAGTTTTAAAAGTTGGAGTCTAGTCTCTGTTGACATAGTTTCTCCTTACGAAAGATTTAATATACTAGCACAATCTATTGAAGATACTTCTCTTACTTTATAAACTATAATATCTTTTGCAGCAGCAGCAGTTGAAAGAGTAGGTGCTGTACCTCCTGAAAAGTTATAAGAAGCTCCATAAGATAATGTTCTACTACCAGTACCATCTTGTGTTATTGTTATTGTACCTGACTGACCTACCTTGCCATTAACTGCTCCTGCTAGTGTAGCATTTGTTCCTAATGTAATTGCAAAGTTATTGCCATTTGAAAAATCTACATTCATTGAAGTTGCACTTGCAATTGAAACTTCAGGAGTTCCTACTGCACCTGAAAAAGTTACTGATGAAGTTGCAGAAATTTCAGAACTAAATACTGCCTTACCTGATTGTGTAGTAGTTGAAGTAAATGTATTTGTTCCTGAAGTAATAACAGTACCACTAAATACTTTATTAGAACTAATAGTTGAAGAAGTTGAAGTAGGTATGTATCTAATATCTGCACTTGATACTGGAATTAAATTACCTGCAGCAGTACCAAAGTTTAATGTAGAAGCTGTACCTAAACCTAATCCAGTTGTATCTACAGCATCTGTTACTGTTACTCCATTACATATAACTCCAGTTGTACCACCTTGAGTAATAGCTTTACCACTATTACCACTTGTTTTTAATGTAACTGAATATGAACCTGATGTACTATTTTTTATAAAATATATTTTAGAAACTGCAGGAATTGTAATTGCAACATTACTTGTTAATGTTCCTTGTAATTCAAGTATAGCACTTCTTGCTTGGTCAGCAGAACCATTACTAGAACTTAAAGTTATAGCTGCACTACTACAAGATACAATAGTATATCCTGCAATAGCACTATCTACTAAGTCAATTACATTTGCATTAAGTACAGTACCCCAACTTCCTGAGTTGGAACCATTATCTTGTTTCTCAAGTCTTATACTTGAAGTAAAAGATGCCATTTATTTCCCCTAAGTTGTTGGTTCTTTGCCAAAGTTAAATAAAATACCACTTGCAATTGTGGTTGTAACAAATTTATCTTCTGCAGTTACTTGTGTATAAACTGTATATAAACTTTTTATAGCACCTATTGAAGTTGTAGCAGATACTGCAGCTTTCATTTCATTTGCTTTAGTTCTTACACCTGTTCTATAAGTTTTCCAATCATCAGCAATAGATACTCCAGTTTCATATTGTTTCACTGCCATCCAATCAGAAGACTGTAATGCATTATATGCACGATTATCAATATCTTCTTTATATTTAGTAATTAAACCTTTAGTAATCATAGTAGTTCCATCGCTATTTCTAAAAACTACACCATCACTATCAGTTACAGTTACATCAGCCATTTCATATGGAGTTGAACTTATTGTTTCAGTTACAACTTCATCACTATAACTATAACTTGAAGCACCATTTCTATAAAATCTATTATCAGCAGGTGATGCTTGATTCACTGGATAAATACCTAATGTTTTTAATTCTTCTTTTGTCCAATTATTAAAAATACTTGCAGGATGCTGAACACCATTTATAGTCATAGCTTTCGCACTCCCAAAGACTTCAATAACTTGGTCAGCTTTTACTAATGCCCACATTATCTTTTTCCTTTCATGTTATTTAAATTTATATTATATATTAAAATCATTTTAGATACAACCTTATCTTGCAGTTACTGGAGATACACCATCACCAATAAAAGGTGCTTCAGCAAATGCCATATATCCATAAATATGAACTGTATTAAAATCTGTATTATTACTTCTTAATTTAAATCCATTAGATAAAAAATCTATAGTATTGCCAGTATCATCAACAGCATTTGTATTCCAAAATAATGCTTTATCTACTGCATTAATAGAACTTCTTGCAGAATCCCATACTGTCCAACCATTACCAATATTTAATCCTTTAACCATTACAAATGATGGTTTAAAACCTGTGTAAATAAAAGGTCCTTCAGCATTATTATTACCTGTGTACTGACCAATCTTTGAAAAAGCATCTATATCTGTCCAACAATAAGCTACAAAACTTTTACTTGCTTTGTTAGATGTGTCCTCGCCACCTACAGAAAACACAGTAGAAGTAGGTGAAGTGTCATTCCATACTGCACCA